TCCACCAGAGTAATAAGGAACAACGCCGCTTCCTCCATTGCCGCCTTTTAAAGCTCGGCCACCATTCCAAGATGTGGCAACAGAAGAGCCGGCACCACCGCCACCATTCGTTCCATCAGCATCAAAATCTCCTCCAACGCCGCCAGCTTGCCCAGACGAACCACCGCTACCACCAATACCAGCACCAGCAGATGCTCCAAGACTACCAGTCGAACCTCCTCCATTAGGGCCACCGGCACCGCCGCCACCATCTCCGGAATCTGTAGTGGAACTAGTTCCTTTGCCTCCTCCTGCACCTCCGTTGCCAGCATAACCACCGGCACCGCCACCGCCCGTAGAACCTGCTTGGTTGGTAGAACTTGGCGCCACACCACCAGAACCTCCGGAATATTTAATCGATCCTATACCACTAGCAGATGATCCTCCAGCGCCAACATTAGCGACCCGTTGTCCACCACCGCCTCCTACCGCACCAACTAAAGCAGTAACATAAGATGCCGATCCAAACCAAGTATCTCCTCCAGAACTGCCATTGCCACCGGCTGTGTTTGTACCACTGCCGCCACTACCTACGGTGTAAGGAACAGTCGTAAAAGAAGATAAACTTACATTTGCAGAACGAGAATAGGCTCCTCCTCCACCTCCAGCGCCCGGATAACCGTTACCTGCTGCTTGGTTGACACCTTTACCTCCTCCACCGCCACCACCTATACACTCTATGGTGTTATTATAATCGTTCCAATCGGCTGGTTTAGTCCAACTACTACCACCAGTAAGTATGACTCTTGTTAATGCCATGATTAGCTTATTTCATCAATTGAATACAGTATCTAAACTATTTGTTATTTCATTGAAGAATACATAGACAGCACTTGGAGAGGTAGGACCGACATTAGAAAAACCTATCGCTCCATTAGTTCCAATATAAATGTTTCCGGTAACACCGATACCTCCAGAAACAATAATAGAACCATTGGTATTGGATGTTGATGATGCAGTATTTGTAAAATATGTTTTTTGAGTAAATGTAACTTGTCCACTGTTTGTTACATTACCGGAAGTGGTTTGATTACCTACAGAGAAATCTCCATCAACAGTAAATACCCCACTAACCCAAGTATTACCTTTAACAGCAAGACCACCATTGATAATCAAAGCACCCGTACTATTCGAAGTTGTGGGTGTGGTGTTTTGAATAATCATTGAAGCCGTAGTAGATAATGTCACATTACCCGTTACGGTTCCTCCTGCTTTTGGTAAAGCAGCATTAGCTACTAAAAATGCAGCGTTGGCTTGAATGAACGCACCATTGGCATAAGTTGCTGCTGATCCGCCAGCAGCATTTGCGGCAGCGAAGGCGGCGTTGGCCTGAATAAACGCACCGTTGGCTTGAATACTAGAGACTGTGATGTTCGTGTTTTGAGTTAAGTTAACACCAGCTTCGTTATTGGCTTTCGCAAAAGCACCATTGGCGTATACAGAAGCAGAGTTGGCATCTCTAAATGCTCCATTAGCTTGAATAGTAGCAACAGTAATATTAGTGTTTTGCGTTAAGTTAACACCACCTTCAGTATTTGCTGTTATGAATGCAGCATTAGCTTGAACAAAGGCTCCATCAGCAATTATATTAGCGGTATTGGCTTTAAGGAATGCAGCATTAGCTTGAATGAATGCTCCATTGGCATAAGTTCCAGAAGCGCCGCCAGCAGAATTTGCAACTTCGAAAGCAGCATTAGCTTGAATGAATGCTCCATTCGCTTGAATGCTGGTTACTGTAATATTAGTGTTTTGAGTATCGTTGACGCCCGCTTCATTATTGGCTTTAGCAAATGCTCCATTAGCATATAATGCTGCTGAGTTGGCAGTACTTCTTGCTACTGAATCTGGTGTTGCTGAAGGGTTTAATAGATTTGTTCCTACTCCACCTGATGCTTCCGTTAAATCAATATAAACACCACGGGCAGAACCACCTTGTTCAAAGATTCTTAGTTTATCTTGATAAGCGTCAATTGTAACACCGCCACCGAGAGTACCACTAGGCGGTTTATCTAAAAGTATTTCACCACCTTCATCACCACCAACCGGCAATACTATTAGTTTACCACCACCACCAATTTTTAAATCACCACCAAATACTGTACCACTCGTATTTGCTAAGGCAGCATTGGCTTTATCGAAAGCTGCATTTGCTTTAAGATAAGCACCATCAGCTATAGGTTGAACAAAACTTAAGCCGGAATAAGCACTATTTGCATATGTTGCTGTCGAGTTTGCTTTGTCGTATGCTGAGTTGGCTTGAATGAATGCAGCATTGGCATATGATGCTGCACTATTTGCAACAGTGAAACTAGAGTTAGAATAAGAACCGGCAGAGTTTGCAGTAGCCCAAGCTATAGAACCGTTAGTAGAAGTAAAGGCATCATTAGCTTTATCGAAAGCACCAGAGGCTATATCGTAGGTTGTTTTATCATCAATCGTTACCGTCTTCGATGTACTGCAAGCGGTTATGCTGATACCATTTGCACCTACTAATGTCAATGTATCAGTTGATGAAGACGCCAACACCAATGTAGAATTGGCATTGATTGTGGAAAAGGAATCACTAGTTGATCCTCCTCCACTACTAGTTGAGATTGATGCTATTGAACCATTTGCATGTTTATAGAAAAGTAAACCATCAGCATAATTTATTGCCAACTCGCCATAATTTAACCCTGATGGAACACTACTTGATATGCCCGATTTTTTTAGCTGTATGCTTGTATTTGCCATCTATTTTAGAATTTTCCACCATCTGCAAGTATGGCTTCCGATTTACCCTTTTTCTTTTTGCTAGGTATTACATTTTCTACAACTATAGGTACTTCAACTGCTGTTAGTTTACTTATCTCATTTTTCAATTTATCTATCTCAGCAGTTTTGATGGCAAGCTTTTCATCGGTTGTTTTGATGATGTTTAAAATTTCTTTTTCTTTTTGTGCTACTTCATTTTGACTTTTGATTAGTTCTTTTCTAAAAGTTTCTAAATGTTCTAGTTGATGCTTAGATTTATCCCATTCTTCTTTTTCTTTTGTCAAAACAGTAACATTATTTTCATACATCTTAACACTATTTTTTAAAGCTTCTACTTCGCTCCTTAATAAATTTTCTTTATTTGGATCGTAAGTTGAAAGTTTATTTTTTAATTCTAAGTTATTTTGAGTAATTTCATCATTCTTTTTTCTATACTCTTCTTCCAACTCAAGTTTTCTTTGTTGGTAGAGATATTCTTGTTGCACCTCTGATTGATTCTGTTTCTCAGTGAACTCATTAATTTTTTCATCCATCATTTTTAACATGTCATCGCTCACCTTTAAATTGGCTTGCAATGACATGTTTTTAGCTAAGATATCAATTACTGTATCATTTAGAATCTGCACATAATGCTTAATGTAGGACTCATTATTCATTCAAAACTCCTATTATGTAAAATTGTATAAAATTATATAGACTACTTACTAAAACTACATTAGAAAATTCCACCATCCAAAGTATTTGTCCAAATTGGAGTTCCAGAATTGTTCACAGTAAGAATTTGATTAGACCATGTTTGATCTGAAGTATCTGCTGCTGCGGTAACAGACATAGCACCTGTACCATTACCGTAAATAATACCTTTACTGGTAAATGTTGCAGCACCAGTACCACCTTGTGTTACAGTTAATCCTGAGATTGACTGATATGTTGCAGCAGTCAATCTACCGTATGCATCAACTGTTAGTGAGGTTAGAGTATTGTTTGTAGCACCAGAACCCGTTGCTGTGAAAGTACTATTAGCAAGTGATCTAAATCCTGTATCACCGGCAACCAATAATGTATCTTGTGTGTAAGAAGTAGAACCTGTACCTCCACGAGAATAACCAAACACACCAGAATTAATTGCTGATGCAGGCAATGCAATTGGGTTGGCTGATGTTCCAGTTAATCTTCCGTATGCATCAACGGTAATTGATGTGATTGTATTTGATGATCCCAAATCATACGAACCGGTATGGGTATATGTACTATTTGCTAGAGTATTAAGACCACCAGTTCCATTTCCTACTAAGATTGCTCCATCACTGAATGTTGTACGACCGGTACCACCATCGCCTACAACAATTGCTGCGGCCAGGCTAGAAACGATACCGCCGGTTATATTTGCACGAAGTGTAGCAGTATTAGCAGAGGTAGCAGAACCTGACGCCAATACATTACCTGTAGGATCATTGGTAAGTCCTTTAAATAGGAAGTACTCTCCAGCAGCTTGTCTAACAAGACCAGTATATTTTGTTCCCGAATTTACATACTCACCATAAAAACCAATATCTAATGCATCTGCCGCATTATTTGCAGCCAATTTAATAAGAGTGTCTTCTGTTCTAATGGTCGATACATCATTAATAACTTGATCGCCACTGACGATAAGGTCTCCAGTAATAGCAAGACTACCGCTGATAGTACCACCCGAAGAAGATAGTTTGCTATTTGCTGTTATGAATGCAGCATTAGCTTGAACAAAGGCTCCATCAGCAATTATATTAGCGGTATTGGCTTTGTCATATGCCGAGTTAGCTTGAACGAAGGAACCGTTGGCATAAGTTGCTGCTGAGTTAGCAGCTTGTCTAGCCCAACTATCAACTGAAACACCGCTACTTGCTATAGTATTGGCATAATCGTAGGCAGCATTTGCTTTAAGGAAAGCACTATTCGCATATGAACCAGCGGAGTTTGCGCCAGTCCAAGCAGCATTTGCTACAAACGCTGGATAACTAACATCAATCTCATGGGTAGAAACCGCAAGAATTCTACCATTAGCAGCGATTGTAAGAGTAGGGATCGCAGTAGCTGATCCGTAGTCACCAGCAGATAGGCCAGGAACTGCATTCAAACTTGCATTAAGTGTTACTGCTCCGGTTCCATTAAAAGCAACCGAAGAAGCACTAATATCGCCGCCAGAAATACTAAAATTTCGTGAAGTCTGTAATTGAGTGGCTGTATTCGAATTACCATATAATGTAGCATAAAATGCATTATTGTCATCTCTTTTTACTAAAGTGCCGGCAGTGGAATCAGAAGTTGCTGAATTTACAGTATCATAAGTTACTTTACCGCCGATAGCGTAAGAGGTAGAGCCATCAGCACTACCGATGAAGATGTTATTTGAACTGTATGAATAAGCTAACTCACCGCCTAACAAAGAAGATGGTGTTGAGGTAGTAGAAGAACGCTTAATCAACAATGCTGTGTTAGAAACGGCCATTGTCTTTCCTTTTTATTGTTATAGTGTACAAGGTTTATGTAACTATTTATGCTTCAAAAATTTTCAAAAAATGCCACAATCTATAATTCCGGCTATGATAGTATTTGCTATAACTATATTTGCTGTCAGGTTGCTAGAAAGCATATCTAAATTGCCAGAAAGTGTACCGCCAGTATTACTTAATTTACTGTTTGCCGCATCAAAAATTATAGAACCGTCAAAAGTTAGAATTTTAGGACTAGCATTTTGATTAGCAGTAATTGATATACCATTAGCGGTAACCAAATTAATAGAATCTTCACCAAATGCGACTAATCCTGGACCACCATTAATATCCCAAGTTTTAAAGCTACTTGCTAAACGGATTCTAACAGCGCCATCACCTAAATCCGAAACAAAAACGCCTGTATCATTATCGAAACGAAGAGTTGTTACATTGTTGACTACACCAAAAATATCATTAGCAAAATTATAATTTGATACAGTATTAATAGAATTATTCGCTCTATTAAAAGCAGCATTAGCTTGAGAGAATGCTGCATTTGCATAAGATTCTGCGGCATCTGAGGCAATAAAAATAGAATTATTTCCATTATTTGCTGCCCACTTACCGGAAGTTTCTATCCATAAAAATTGTGCATTAGGTTGAGCACCACGGTCTACTTCAATACCTGCATTGTATAGAGGTTGACCTGACTGGTCAATCGCCGCATTTAGAGTAATGATATTATCAGTAATTAATACTGTCTGAGTATTTGCATAGACCACATTACCGGTGATGACCAAATTACCAGTTATCTGTACATCACCGGTAATTGTACCACCGTTATTTGCATCTAAAGAATTGTTGGCTCGTAAAAACGCAGAGTTAGCATATGAACCTGCCGAGTTTGCTTGTTCAGAAATACCACCTACAGATTGTCCTTCTCCACTTAAATCGATAACGAAAGTCGTTATATTGTTAGCATCATAATTGTTGCTGATTGCCAAACCGCCTGTTCCAGTAGTTGCTAAAACTACACCACCGAGATTTATACTAACTGGACCCGAATAAGTTGGATTTGTTACTTGAAGAGTACCATTAGCATCAGCACTTAAAATGACACCATCGATATCGACAGAACCTGGACCCACATACAGAGAATGCCATTTTCTTGTTGGTGATCCCAAATAATACTTAACATCAGTTAACGGTGTTATGTTACCCGTCATTACTATATCACCGGATATTGTTCCTCCAGATGATGAGAATTTACCGTTAGCAGTATTGTAAGCACCTTGTGCTAAAGTGTAACCACTGTTTGCTTTATCGTATGCTAAATTGGCTACATCAAACCCAGTGTTGGCTTGTCTGATAGCCACATTAACTAAATTGTAAGCAGAATTGGCATGTCTAAATGCACCAGATGCAATAATTGCTGAATTGTTTGCTGATTCAAAAGCACTATTTGCATAAGAACTAGAAGTATTGCTTCTAGCAAAAATTAAGTTAGCTAATTCAAAAGCACCATTAGCGTAGAGCGAAGCACCATTAGCTTGAACAAACGCACCATTAGCGTAGAGTGCAGCACTGTTCGCTAAATTGTAAGAACTATTAACATGAATATAGGCCGAATTCGCTTGAAGAAAAGCGGCATTAGCATAAGAAGAAGCAGAATTAGCAACCGCAAACGCAGCGTTGGCTTTGATAGAAGCCGGACCTGCATATAGAGAAGCATTATTGGCTACTTCAAATGCTGCGTTAGCTTGAGTAAAAGCACCATTGGCATATCTACTTGCACTGTTCGAAGTATAGCTGGCAACAAAAGCATATGCATATGCTGAATTTGTAAGTTCGTATGCCGCATTGGCTTGTATAAATGCACCGTTAGCATATCTGCTTGCACTATTTGCGGCCGTACGAACCCAGTTGTCTTGAAGAAGAGCGCCGGATAGTAGTATAGTAGAGTTTGAATTTACTACTATAGTTTCGATACCATCGGTACCTTTGATAGTTAGAACATCTCTTCCAACTGTAATAGCATTTGCACCATAATCACCTTTAACATTTAATGTGACTAGAGAATTAACATCCAATGCAATATTGGCGGCACTAGTAATTCGTCCTTTTGAATCTACTGTAATTGTTGGAACTATAGCAGTGCCTATTCCAGCGCCACCGTAAGTTGCAGCAGAAACACCAGTAGATGTTAATACTAAAGGTATATTGGCGTTATTTGATCCATCAACCGACACTCTTCCGGTAGCGTCTCCACTGACACCAATTAATCTTGGATTTTCCCAAGTAGTCGCTGTACCTGCGTTACCGTATAATGTTGAGTGTACCGCAGAAGCAAAAACAGCACCGTTTGCTGCTCTCTTTACTAGAGTTCCTGCTACCGCAGCATTTGAAGCAGCATCAATGATATCGGTGTAGTACTTACCACCAATAGTGATGATACTATTATCGGTGTTACCACCAATGAATAATTTGCCAGATACATTTGAATAAGCTGGCTCACCGGTAGTAAGGACTAACGGGGCAGTATTAGTATTAGAATACTTTAACTGAAATGTTGTAAATGCCATTTAGAATGTACCGCCATTCAAAATGGAAATATTAAGAGCACTCTGAGCAAAAATGAATCTATCGTTTACGGCATCATATGCCAATACATCTCCATCTGCTATTCCTGGAGATTCATACACATCAGTTAACTGACCCAATTTAATGGTTGGTAACCCTTTAAATTTTGGATCCGCAATTACCGTTCTTACTGGCGTATTAATTCTAGCTACAGTAGTGACCGATGCGTTTACTTTTCCTACAATATCGGCCATGTTTTACCTCGTCACAGATGGTAGTACTGTAACAATTCCTTCTACGATCCTAGTAACAGTATTACTAGGAGAGGTAATTTTCAAATCGTACACATAACGGCCGGGAGTAATGTTTGCAGTATTTGATGCTGTAATACTGAGAGTTATTTGTCCATTTGCAGTATCAGTTACATCTGCATTTATAGGATGGTATGACGATGCATAATATGATTTACGCATTTGTGACTGCGCCGTATACGAATACAAGTTAATGGCAGCGCCATTGATATCTTCAACATCTACCGTGGTAGAATATGTAGCGCCCTGCTCAACAACTAATTCTGTGTATGCAGCCAATTTAGTCTACCTATTTGCTTATTATTTATCTAATTTGCCTTCAAGGTAAGCTACCCTTGAAGATAATTCTTTGACAGCTTCAATTAATAATCCTACAAAATTGTCATAGTAAACTTTCTTCGTGCCATCAACTTCAGTCACTAATTCAGGAAGAATTTGTTCAACTTCTTGAGCAATGACACCCATAGATTTAAGACCATTTTCTTTCCATGAGAATGTAACACCACGAAGACTGTTAACTGTAGCTAATGCATTTGTAACTGTTGCAATATCTGTCTTCAGTTTTTCATCAGATGATGCTGTAAAGTTTGTAGCACCGACAACACCACTTGATGGATTGAAAGTTAACTTAGAGGTTGCAGTTCCGATAGCAGAAAGAGAGCCAGAGGTTGCAGAAGTAAAGTTGATATAACGAGTAGCATTTGTTGTATTGTCATCTGCGATTGTTGTAAAAGTTACTGATGTTTCGGATGCGGCAGTTAATCTGCCTGCCGAGTCCACCGAGATTGTAGGAATTTTAGTAGCTGAACCGTAAGTACCTGCTACAACTGTGGTAGCAGGAAGTCTAGCAGAAGGCAAAGTACCTGTGGTTAATTTTGAAGCATCAATACCACTTGCTAATTGAGCATTAGAAATAGTACCAGTTAATTTTGTTGTTGCTACATCAGCAATCTGAGAATCTGAGATTGTTCCTGTTAATTGACTAGTAGCTATAGAAGGTGTCACATTAGCTGCGTAGGTTATTCGTCCCTTTGTGTCAACAGTAAATGTTGGGATGACTGTAGTACCACCTGCTGAAGTACCACCGTAAGGAGCACCGACCACACCAGTTGTAGTCATCTGTGTTGATGTAACAGTATCACTTAATAGTTTTGTACCTGCTATGCTGCCAGCAAGTTGAGCATTTGTGATTGTTCCGGTAAGTAAAGATGTAGCAATAGAAGGTGTAACGCTAGATGCTGTGGTAATTCTACCAGTAGAATCAACCGTAAATGTTGATATGGTTGTCGTACTACCATATGAGGTTGCACTTACGCCGGTGTCCGAAAGTGTCGATGATTTAACTTTTGTTGTCATTATTGAATTCCCTTAATTACCTTTTATTTATTTTACCTTTTTGCATCAATATAAAATATGTACGATTCCGTCAGAATAATATCTTGCGCCCGTAGATATTTGCTCTCTATATCCCATTCCTCTACCTGAATAAACCAATCCTTGATAACTACCGTTTAAAGAAAAGTATATGGGTATAGCAGGACCGTATCCATTTATGCCTGGAGCGCCACCCACAGCATATCCATTGTCCCCGGCACCTTGACCAGCACCTCCAGATGCAGCGGTAATATTTGTCCAAGAACCTGTTTGAGATGCTACACTTCCTCCGGTACCGCCGTTGGCATAAGCTTGGCCGCCCCGGCTACCTAAAAAAGATGAACTACCACCGCCGCCATTACAAGTAACATCTACTGTTCCATCAGAGGTATAAAACCTACTTTGGCCACCGGATGCTCCAGAAGTAGGACCGTTACTACTTGTAGTTTCTCCTACATATCTTGGTGATGCTCCAACAACAACATTGTATACTTGTCCTGGCGAAACAGATAAAGTTCCTCGAAAACCAGCACCACCTCCACCACTGCCTGAGTTGTTTGTAGAGTTGTTTCCTACATAATTTCCTGTTCCTCCGGCAGCTATTACTGTTACTGTAATTTGATACACTCCTTCGGGGACTGTAAATTGATAAGTTCCTGCGGTAGGATATTGTTTAACAATGTCATTAAAAGTAACTCTTACACCGCCAGAACCTCCATCTGCTCCGGATCTTGCGTTTTGATTAGAAGTATATCCACTAATTGATGGTGGAACACTAGCACCATTTAAAAAACCGGCGCCGCCGCTACCACCATAAGAAGCACCACCTCCAGGTCTTGCCGCACCACCGCTGGCTATAGCATTAGAACCTCCTGCTCCAGTTGTTGATCCAAGGGCGCCTGAAAAAACTGTTCCGTTTATATCATATCCGCTACCTGAAGCACCGCCAGCACCATAAGAAACTGTAGATGGATCTGCTGTAACTGCTTGACCGCCACCACCTCCAGAACTCGAAACGATTTTCTGACCAGTGCTAAAAGCGACATAAGATTCACTGCCAGATGAACCAGGACTAGCTGTTCCAGAATTTATTGGTCTTCCACCAAGCCCTGCCGAACCAACAACCACAGTGAGAACTTGACCAGCAGTGATATTGGTATAATTATTAATATAAGCATATGCTGATGAACCTCCGCCGCCGCCAGCACCTGGACCATATGTTTGTAAACTACCACGCTGACTTACAACATAATACGCTCCACCAGCACCACCGCCACCGCCGCCGGCAGCAGAAAGACTAACAGATGCACAACCATCAGGAACAATTACGGAATAAGTTCCTGGTGTTGTATACAATACTGTTTTAATTATGGTGGCTGTAGATTTTACGGTACCATAGAAAAAACTTGTTTTGTTTGGTTGTCCAGCAACAGAAGGTATTGCAGCATTTGGAGTTATATTAGGAACATAAGCGCCGCCCCTGTAATATTCATCCATTCCTATAGGAGCAACACCACCAAACTCATCCTGAATGGTAGATAATCGTAAATCTCCAGATACTGGCAACTTACTGTTGTAAGAAGGCATTATCTTCTCTTAAGTTCTTCTATTTCCTGCTTTAGTTCCTTTACACCTTCAATTAGAAGAGCAATAATTTTCTCATAGCGAACAGCCATATATCCATTATCACGGTGAGTAACAACCTCTGGTAACACCTTCTCAATCTCTTGAGCGATAATACCAACATCTCTTTCCGTTCTGTCTGGATACATCTCTCTAGCAGTTTCATTCCAATCAAACTTTACACCGTTGATTTGACTAATTTTTTCTAGAGCATTGTCAATAACTTCAATATTTGTCTTCAATCTTGCATCGGAACTGTAGTAAGCAGTAATGTCATTTGTGGCTCTAATTTCACCTGTAGTACCGGTAGGTACTGTGCCAACGCCTATGCTACCAAATTGTACAGAGCTTGTTGTGGCAATTGATTGTGGTAGCGATAGTGTTACAACTCCTGTTGGATTACTTGCAATAATTTGGTTTGTTGTTCCAACAATACTTGTTTGTGTACCATCAGATACTGTTGTAACTCTACCGTAAGAGTCAACAGTAATGTTAGCGGCAATGTAAGAACCAGCAACCGCACCGCTGGCCGGTAATCGAGCAGCAGGTAATGTGCCAGATGTGATGTTTGTTGCTGAAGTTGTATCTGTAGTTGCTGAAGTAGCTAAGCCAGTAATCTGCGAAGTATTAATGGCGATAGCGACGTTTGCTGCATAAGTCACACGACCTTTAGAGTCAATTTTAATAACAGGAACTTGGCCAGTTGTTCCATCCAAACCACCCCAAGCAGTAGCCCTTACTGTGACACCGGAATCATCGAGTCTGGCAGTATTCAATGTTCCTGTTGTAATGTTTGTTGCTGAAGTAGTATCTGAAGTTGCTGAAGCAGCCAGACCAGTAACTTTAGCAGAAGCTAATGATGATATCCATGATGGGTTTGCATAAGAGCCTGTTGAATACAGACCATTAGTAACTGTTCCTGCATTTCCAGTTATACTACATGTGAATGTATTACCGGTATTAGCAAAAGATTTAACCCATGATGTTGTAGCTAGAGTAGTATCTGAAGTACCTAAACCGGCTGTTGTTGCACTAACAGTACCAGTAAATGTTGCTCCAGATAATTTGGCTTTACTTGTTTCTAAGTAATCAATAGCTTGTTGAATTGTTGTTCCGTATGTCCCAAGCGTAGCAGGAATTGTACCACTAACTGAGTAGTTTATGTTATTAGCATATCTAGGATTGTCGATATAACCATCGACTTCAATCATCACGGTATCGCCTGCTGCACAGCCTGTTCCTAATGTTACACTAATCGCACTTGTTTCAGTATAGTCGGAGTTATATTGTCTAACGCCGTTGATATAAACTCTTAGCTGAGAAGCACCAGGAACATATGTGGGTGTTTCAAATAAAGTTTGGCCCAACGAAGCGGTATAAAACAATCTTGAAGTATTGATTGTTGTTCCTGGTGCTGTACCTCCACCACCACTTCCTGTTTGTGCTGCCCAATAGTATGTACCTGGTCCACCAGTTGTTAGAACATAACCTGCTGTAGTTCCTGTTGGCAATAGCGTAGTTAATGCACCCGCCGCAGAAGTAGCACCAGTACCGCCTTGGGTAAGTGGTAACGCAGCAGTTAATGATAGGCCCGCAAAGGTTGGTGATGCGGTTGTTCTTAAATCTTGTGGCGTATTAATAGTCAACACATTTGTAGCGCCAGCAACAGTAACACCGTTAGTACTACTATAGGTAATAACACCCCAAACTGGTCTTGCAGTACCTGAAGTTCCATTAAAAGTATTAGAAGTTAAGTTTGCTGCTGCAAAAGCACCATTAGCTTGTTGGAAAGCAGGACCCGCATAAGTGTCAACATATTGCTTTAGTTTTGTGTTTGCAGTTTCAACAGTAGTATCAACATAACTCTGCATCTTCGTGTTAGCCACATCAACATAACTCTTCATACTAGTGTTAGCTACATCAACATAACTCTGCATCTTCGTGTTAGCCACATCAACATAATTCTTCATGTTGGTATTAGCATTATCGGCGTAGTTTTTAACTACCCAAGTAGAAGACATAACCGAGTTACTTACTGTTGTTAAACTGGCGCTAATTAAGTTTGCAGTAAGAATTTTAGAGAAAGCACTAGCATTATCTGTACTATCTACATTTCGAATCTGCCATTGTTTATTTGTCTCATCCCAACGAATATATGCGTTAGCGCCACTACCCGTAGCTAGAATACCTGATGTGACTCCACGATTAACGCCCAGATATGCATAACCTGATGTTACTGGAATAACTGAACTTAGAATGAAGTTGTCTGTATCATACAGAATGTCACCAGAAACAACAAAGTTACTAGCAACAGTCAAGTCACCGGCAATGTATGCCGAACTATCAAATGTGGCAGCCCCGACCGAATGGAATATTCCACCAATATCTGCCCTATCGGTTGTTCTTAGCGTAGATGAAGATACTGCCCTGGTTGAATTTAAATTTCCTACATCAACATTACCCGAAACAATCATGTTTGCTGCGGTTACAGTATTCGCTGTATTCAAGTTTCCTGCTGTAGTATTACCAACTACAACTAGAGTTTCAGACACATCAATGTTTCTCGCTGAAACAGTATTAGAAGTGATTAAGTTTCCTGCTGTAGTATTACCAACGACCACCATCGTTCCAGAAATATTAGCATTTCCTGCATGCACCGTATTAGCAGTAATTAAATTTCCTACAGTTGTATTACCTGTCACAATAAGTGTCGATGATATACGGCCGGTTCCACCTGAGATTGCATTAGCCGTAGTCAAATTGCCTACAGTGGTATTTCCAACAGCAACTAGAGTGCCTGAAATATTGCCGGCACCAGCATGTACTGTATTAGCGGTAATTAAGTTTCCTACAGTTGTATTGCCTGTTACTGTAAGAGTAGTTCCAACTGAGGCATTGCTTCCGGCAGCTAAGAAAGAACCAAATGAACCAAAAGTTCCTACTGTAAGAGATTGTCCTACTGCTGCTGTTGTGCCTACTGTAAGTGCTGTACCAACATCTGTTGATAAAGCAACTTTAAGAGTTGAAGATAATCTACCATCAACACCATCAATTGCTGCTACGCTGATTAAATTTCCTGAAGTAGTATTTCCAACAACAGTCAAAGTTTTTTCGATGTAAGCAGTATTTGCTACTCCTAAGAAACCTGTGTTTGTTGTTCCAATTACAACGGTATTTGCATTAACAGTTATGTTATTTGTTGTTAGGCTTTTGGTAACTTGAAGATTTGTATTGACTACAGCACTGTTCGCTACGATAAGTGCATTACCGGGACCGTAAATTGAAACAGCATTTCCTACACCAATATTACCAGTAGTTGTTTCTCTAGCACCTAAAGCAAGTTCTTTACCTATAGAAACATTGGTAGAAAAAATAGCGGCATTTGAAACTTGAAGTGCGGTTCCGGTTGCAGTGATTGATACATTACTGTTTCCAGATATAGTTAAAATACCTGCTGTTTTTTCATAAGTACCAGTTTCAAGAGCGTTGAGTTGGCCAGCAGACAAGTTGGTCTGAATGCGCCATTCATCAACTGTATTTGTTCTAGTAATATTAGTGATTGACATTATTCTTTACTCTGTTTCAGCAATAAGTTTAGGAGAGATTTTATTTCCTGCATATCAGAAGACAAGCCGTCTACCTTAGTTTTCAATATATTTATTTCATCATTCTTACCAGATAATCTTTCACTAAGTTTTTTTCGTGCCTCATTTTCGACCAACGCTGAACGCCCCGTCATCAACAGGGCGTTCGTTTGAGCATCTTTTACGAAGCTAGTGCCTTCTACTTTCAAATACTTCTGCATTATTCAGCTGGTACCGCAATTATACGAAGGTCTTTAACTTTAGGTATAATTGCTGGATCGGAAGAAGTCATAACTATCTTGATTGCAAAAGTCTTGAAGCTATCATATGTAACACCATTTTCGGCAACATATTTAACATAATTATCTGTAGCAGATGGACGATACTCATACTCACGGAAAGTTACATTATCTAAAGATGGGGTAGTTGTAGGATTTACACATTCCATCTTCATATATGGACGATCTTTAAAATCTGTAGCATCAGTATCTGAAAGAATTTTGTAGAATACTGTTACCTCAGAGATTCCTGGCTTATTAGCTGACAAGAATACTCTTAGATCACCGGCATCATAACCATCTGCTAGTCTGATTGGCTTAGTGATATATCGTGCCAAACAAGGTCCGCCAGATGAATCATATTCACTATTCAGTACGATGGTTGCTGGAAAATCAGGATGAGTATAGTAAGAGATATCAAAATCATCTAGATAGGTGGCACCACCCGCAGAAACATAAACACCAGTGACATTGCCTTGTGCATCTACTCTGACATTAGCAGTAGCGCCAGTACCTAAGGTGCTATTGATAGTAATCGTATTTGCTATGTCATAACCTTTACCTGAAGCAACTATTGTAAAATCTTCTTCATTAATTTCAGCATTGTCAACGAAGTTTTCCCATAAGTTTACATACATGCTTTCAAGTCCAATGATAGGTGTTACTGTATCATCGGTAGTTGAAAGTTGTATATTCAAAGTCAAGTCATTTGCATTTTGCAGTTTCTTTCTACGATATCCTACTTGATACAGAATATCATCGGAGAAGCTATATGTCTGATAAGGAGTAATATTTCTAAATGTAGTTTCTTTATCTCCTAGAATTGTTGTCATAGCAATACTATGAGATACTGAAGTTACTTTATCGGAAGGATTAATAATATTTTCTAATAGGCGAAGTTTGTCGTAATTTATTACTGAAGAATGAGTTTCATTTTGGAGTACAAAATTTGCAGGTAATGTTGTATCAAACTTACAGCGGTTTAATCTGAACATCAAGTCTTCATTAATAGATGGCACGAATTCAATCGCATTTTGCGATCTGTATAGAGTACCCATATATGGTTGTTTATCAACAAAGCCATTACCATTTATACTTGTTGCACCTTTTTCCGCAGTCCAAATAACATACTCTGGAGAATTACTTGCTACAATTAGAGAGTGTAATCCCGGCTTTAAATAAACAGGGAAGTAGAATTGGAAATTAGTTGCAGTAGTAGAATCACTTAATTTTGGTACATTAGATACATTAACTTCTGATGGATATTTTGTAGCAACGGATTCTGGAATCCAGAAATCTGAAGAAGGCACGCCATTAATTGTAGGACGAATTTGAACAGAAACTGGAATGTTTCCAGAATCTTTAGCCTTAAAGTAAACATCAACATCACTTAAAAACACACCATTTGGATAAACAGCCTCATCAACATAGAATGTCTGTGCCAATGGGTCTTGGCTTCTCCAAGTGTTTAGAACATTAGTTCCAACTCTTGTGCTATTCACAAGTTGATCGGAAGTTGTTGTTCCAACAATCTTAAAATCCACATCAACATTAAGAACAGTATTCACTAATTCTGTTTTATTAGCAGTAATACCTTGCGAAACATAAGTTTTGTCTGCATATGAAATTGCATCTGCATCGTAGGTATTATTACTTGATTCTGTGACACGGAAGTTTCTTTGACCACTTCTAAATGTGGCTTGTGGCATACAGAAAGCACCACCAACAATACCTAGAGCATTCGAGGTGTTGTCTCCAATACTATAGATTACATTACCGTTTGTTGTAGCTGTAGAACTTAATGTAGCAGTTCTTGTTGAACCAACATACCCAGTGATGGTATATTCTTCTCCTAGTCCAGCAAAAGAAGATGTGGTATGTACAAGTCTAATTTTCTTGCCATTGTAGAAACTATTAACACTAGATGCATCAGAACTTAGAATGATTGAAGAACCGGAAACATATCCTGTTGCCGAACGATGGTCATCAATACTTGATACGGTATAGAATTTACCTGTGTCTAGTCCGTAAATATACTTTCCTAGAAGAGGTTTATTTGTTTCATTGATAATAGAAACTTTAGCAGTTCCTGGTTCATTAGCTACGACAAATCCGATATCATACGAATTACCACCACTGATTAGGCTTGATAAATTAGCAGCTAGAGATGCTATAGTATTAGCAGTTAAAACGGGCTCACCAGCAACTAGTGTGGATGTAGTATTTAAACTTACTTGGCTAGGAACAATAACATACTTGTTAACATCAGTATCATCAAAGAAACTGTAATATGTACTCTTAGGTCTTAAACCAGAAGACACAAACAGAATCTGTTTAGGTGCCATATATGGTTGAATAGCCAAATCTGTAACAAAGGTACCAGTACTAACTTGTGAGGTTGAAGTGGAGATTTGCTTCTGCTGTATCTCTGCTCCTTTTGTCAAATAGGTGTTATCATTCACTGGTTGCAGTGTTTGGAACCAATTTCCACCTATAGATTGCGTATAAGCAGCACCTGTTTCTTGAACTGTTTTATACCATTTCTGGTCGTAAATTTGAGCAAAAGGACTATTTCTATCATTTGCCCAAGTTTTATTGGCATCAGAAATATATTTGAATGCACTGTTGATGAAATTGAATGCATTCGAAATACCCTCAGTAGAATTCAATACTACTTTGGCAGTAACATTAGTATCAACATCGCCAGAAAATTCTGGGAATAGTTGAGTAGTACCTCTGAAACCTGCATAGTTAGCAACAGTTAATGGTGAGAATTTTGTAGCATAAGGTTGACTAGCAAACTCCGTTGATGTATAATTGACCATCATAGCTTTTTTGTCATTAATGCCTTTGATAGCATACGCACCAGAAAATTGTGCAGTATTAGCTTTAAGGTGTACAGTTCTCATTAATGAAGCTGGCTGAAGTATACCTTCTGCAACCAAGTTTCTATTATCGTATCCAACTTCTTCTGGACCCGCTTGAGCATTTTTTGTAGTAAAATTATCAACTAAAATACCATACTTAGAACGTTCAAGTCCATTGGCATCTAAAATTTTTGTAGATGCCGCATCTTTTTCAAGTGAAGTTAGTGAGACATAATACTCAAGGCCACGAATCCTATCATCAAACGATTGAATATCCGACATTGTAAATCTGCGATGATTTCTAAAGTCAGCACGAATTTCTTTAACATTTTCTGTATATGCAGGAATGCTCAATGTATAGATCAACATATCTTTTTGATCTATAGGCGGCGCTGAAGGAATAACAGCGGACTGACCGGTAATGACAGCAAATTCTCTTGTTGGTTTAACTACTATCTGGTCAATTCTATTTAAATAATAATCGTAATTTGTTGTGATTTGTTCATAAGGTTCAGGATTTAATGCTCCAGTGAATGTAGTTCCACCAGTTACTTTTGTTGGCCTAAAGTCAAAAGCCGATCTTAAAGATACAAGAGTATTGTCTTCTTTATTATTAAATCTTGAAATATCTGCATAAGATAAATTAGAACCGGCTTTCAAATATGAGTCAACAGTAAATAATCCAGAACCACCGCTATAAGGAGAATTTTGATGCTTCAAGTATCTGTACTGAACATATACTCTACCTGTAGGTGCTGGATATCCTCTCTTCAATTTAATAGTAGCATGGTCGTAGTGAGATTTCTTTTGTCCGTTGTCAAACTCATAACTATCAGTGATATCATAATCACTATTAGTCAACATTGCTGTTGTTACATTAGCACCAGTATCTTTAGAATCTGTAATACGAATGATATCATATACATCAGCGATTTGCAGAGAAACTGGTTTGCCAGGAGTTCTAAGTTGAGTCTGTAATGCAGCAGACATGTAATTTGTGCCGCCAATACTGGTAAATACTGCACCGCCGCCGAAGTAGGTGATTTCTCCAGAACTGTTTGCCGATTCAAGTCTATTGTCTCCACTACCACCTAATTCGTAAGGAATTTTGGCGTGAAGGTCGGCTCCGGTTGTTAATGGTAATAATTGTTTACCTCTGATAGTACCTGTCGAACCGTTTTCTGCATTGTTTATTTTTGTAGTGATTAATAAATCAACATTAACACCAGCACTTCCAGCACCACCAAAATTGATAGTAAACTGCGAAGAACTGATTGCGGTAACTGTAAAATAATTATTTGCTAAACTCAAAACAGTATTTGCTACGATTCCTTTTTCTGCAACACCAGCATTACCGCTTCTAACAAAACATATAATATTATCGAGTATCTGTGTATCAGAAATAACACCTGGTGTTCCGGCAAATGTAAAAGTATCAGTTCCAGTAGCTGTAATTGTTATTGTTCCAGCACCATCTGCTGTTCTATTCAGATATGATTTTCTGATATAGTAGTCCATATTGTTGATGGACGAAGCTTTAATAGCATCTTGTGGAGGTGGAAAAATTAAACCACTTCTCTTAGGCTCATTGATTGAAGCAAAACCTGTTATACTATCTTTAGAATCACTATTAATATTTCCTGCAAATTGAATGTAAGTACCATCACTATAAACAAGAGACTCTGCTACTTTGAAGTCAGAATCAATAGCAATAGTATTTGAACTTGGTGTAAACGGTAGAGCAGATGCCAAATTCAATGTTGTAGTATTTGAACTAAGAATAAGAATAGGCGATAACGAAGTACCGCCGGCATCAGTAATTCTAAAGTACATATTAGCATAAGCATTTAATGGCAGTGATGTATTGAATGTGCTTGGAAATTTAATCTGTGTAGTATTTGATGTACTAGCAGGAATAGTTCCAGTGATGGGTGTTGTATTTGCCGCAAAAGTATTAATAGTAAATGTATGATCTGTACCTAAATTTTTATCTGTAGAATCATTATATCTCATCATATTGGCAAAAAGAGTACCAATTTTTGTTGAGTTATACTTTGGGACAGTTGAAAAACTTATACTCGCATGAGGTACGCAATGAATATCTAACTGTGGGAATGTTGTAACATCAAGTGTGTTTCTAACATCCTGTACAACCACAGAACTTTCATAGTTTGTTGGTATATCACCATCTGTTACATTACTAACTGCCCTCGCTCTTGACAATTCAATAGTTGTTGGTGCAATAGTTTCAAATTCATATCCACCAACATATGCTTTACCTGGATCAAGAATCACATTAAACATACCATTAGCACTATCACCTTCATCTAAGGTAATAACAAATGGGTCGGTTGTGTAGTTACCAGATTCATCGTAGGTTCTACGAGCCATCGTTTTTTCGATTTCACTGTAGATTGGTGTGTTAACTTCTTTAGTAACAACACCATCGACCATACGAACAATTTCAAAGAATGAAGAAGTGTCTGCTGAGTCTAGAGTTCTCTTTGAAAGAGATGTGTTTATTTGATATCTATCAGCACCAGGTGCTTGATAATTGAACGCACCTTGAGCAGGATCAAGTAGAGAAACATCATCAACTTGATCGGCAAGAATTTCATCGAATTCAATACCAATTTTTAAGGATGGTTTATTATTAATTGTTGATGTGTTATATCCTAACTTGTAGAAAACTTCTAATACTATAAATTGAGGAACAATTTTTACAAACTGTCCTTTAAAATAGTAAACACCCTCACGGATGCTTGCTACCATTGAGGTGCCTACAGCATCGGCAGTGATTAATTGAGCATATTTAATTTCACCATATACTTGAATTTCATCGTTCTCTGCAAATTTTTCGCCACTTAGATATTTAATAACCAAAATTGGATTATTAGTGGTAGTATCAACTGCAATGACTTTTGCTCTAACATCTTTAGTTGATGTTTTTTCTACAATAGTTTTGTCTATAAAATCTGTAGCTACAACATCTTCATTATTATATTGAGTTTGTAAAATAATATAATTTGCTGTAGGATCAATAGAAATACCACCACCAATTACGGGGCTACCATTTTTAAAAATGTGATTACCAAATTTTTCAATTTGATTAGCAACTATCGTCTGTAGCTGAGTTAGTTCTCTAGCTTGTATTGAATATCCTGGTTTAAACAAGACACGCATGAAGTTTTTATCTTCATCGAAATCATCGTAGTAAGGATCGTAGTTAAAAGTAGCAGTCATTTATTCCTCGTTTAGAAACTCAAAATGAAACGGATTCTTTCCGTTTGACTTGGGTCACGCATAATTGGTAGCTTATCTGATATGTATAAAACTTTTCCTGAGTATAAGTGTAGTGTAGGATCAGTAATTCCAGTCACAACACGAATAGAAGAAGTGCTATATCCTTTGATTGCTTGGTTAGATTGTAAATTACCAAAAACATTGTTTACATATAACACATTTTCTACTTCATCAAAAGATATTACATCTGCTGTAAATGTAGCATCCTCAAAAGTGGTTCCTTGATAAACAACCTCATCATTATTGAAATCGCCAACACCAGGTGCCACTTTAATTCTCGTATAGAGTGTGTATAGAGTATCTGTGGCAAGTTGTTCTGTTCCAAAATTATAGGGATTGTTTATTAAACTTATCTCTCTAAAATCATTATCTGTAGGTACTGCTCCAGATTCGTCTTGATTGAAGTCAACATTAAACATAATAGTTGAAGCACTCAGTTCATATATTGGATCATATCCATGTCCATCGTGGGGTGCGATTGAAACGGTTGCAGCAGCGTCGACACCGGCGCCGCCAGAAACATCGGTAAACGATAAAGTTGCGGTAGTATAATTAATACCCCTATCTTGAATTACTATATCATTAACATGGCCAGAAGAAGTTACATTAGCTTTCAATATGGCGCCGGATCCATCACCCGTTATTGTAATGATATTTTGTGTAGTTCCGCCAATGTAATTATTGCCTGAATTTGTTACTGTAACAATATCGATTGAACCCGGAATAGCGGCTGCCTGTACAAATCTGTTACCATAGACTGGCATCCAATCAACGCTTAAAAATTTTTGTTTTGACTGAGAATTTATGGTATACAAATATTTCCATTTATACCCATCTGAAGTCATCGTATAAGGTTCTTCCAACGAAGTCGTAGACAAAGCTAGTTGAGGCTCATCGGTTGAAGCGGCACCGAAGTTATTGAACAAGCACTTAAATACTTGATCTCTAGAATTCAATACATAGAAATTTGAAGTTGATTCATATGTATTGTAAACTGTTCCAGAAGTCCAGTTAATTCTTTCAACCACAAACGATGCATTTTCGAGGGTAATCTGTTTTGCTACGATACCTCTTTTGTATAGACCAAAAATGTAGTTATCTGTTTCTAGTGGAGTTGCGGGAGTTTCAGCGCCAGAATTCCATGCCAATTGTTTACCCAACATTGCATAAACATATGAATGTTTATCTGAAGGCAAATATGAATTTGCCGCTACATCCAAAAGGGAGTAGAATTGTTTTGCTATCAGAATTTTTATATTTTTTGTAAGTAAGGATGCCATAGAGTTATTTATCTAACTTTTTGAATGGAAGCAGTAATATAATTGTTTGAGGTGTTGAATTGGGTATCTGCAAACATAGTGCTATTATTGACGAAATTGATAGTTTTGACTACATCGGTTATCACATTGACTTTTACGGCAGTTGATGTTACGCCGATAGTATCTTCCAAAATCATGCAATTAGCATTTATTACCGATTTAACTGAAGTAGTATTTCCAGTAGATAGGTAAATAATATCTTCATCATTAAAGTCGTTAATAAAGTTTACACTATTTGCTTCTCCAGTGACTACATTCGAACCAGTAACAACATTTATAGTATTTGCAATTGCTCTTCTGACATTCATCAGAATGATAGTATCACCAACATTTATTGTGGCTCTAAGATTAGCACTAACATTTGTAGAAATAATAGAATTAGCTGAAGAGCGAATGTTAAAGGTGTCTCCATATGATGAAACTGATAAGTAATTTATATCGTCAGTCTCTTCAATCATTTCCGAGCTATCTACAATTCTATTAACAAGAGTTTTTGTTCCTATAGGATGTACGATATCATTTAATGGCTTTTTAAATTTAGCATAGTCTGTTTGTGAACTAATTAGATATGAGAAATTGTGATACTTTTCAGAATCTTGTATTTTCTTATCAGAACTTGGTTGTCCATCGCTATTCAAATAAACTCCGGGATAACGAATCAACCCATTTTCAAAAGTAGCAGTCGCTCTAGCACGACCATCACCATAATATAAAATATTAGTTACATTTGCAGTTATTAAACCATCATCGGAAATTATTTCTTTCGTTTTGTCTAATGTTCCCACATAATCAAAAATACGCATGAAGTTAGTTTCAGCATCGAATCTATCAATCGTTGCTTTAAATGTGGTATTTACATTTGATGTACCCTGATAAATTTTTGTATTGGAAACAAAAATAACACCGGCAGTAACATTTGCTAATGTTAAATCAGCATTTCTTAATGAAACTTTCGGCAACGAAGAATAATCGTAACCGTAGCTAGAGACACGAAGACTTGTTACTGCACCAATTCTAGAGGTAGCTAATTTTAACTCTTCTCCATCTCCCAAAATTTCCGTTACTTGAAGTGAAGCGCCAGTTCCTGAAGCACTTTGAACTGATAAAGTCGGTAAAGAATCTTTTTTATATCCTTCACCTCCCATTACAAAAGCATTCGATGAATGATTATTGATCGTCACGACTTTAATACCATTATTTCCTAAGTGTAATGCACTAACATAAGCATTGGCTCCGTAGCCAGTTCCGCCGGTGAAAATAATTATATCATTTAAAGCATAATTAGTACCGCCATCAGTTACAGCAATTCTACCTAAAGAGCCTAAATCGGAAACTACATTTCGATTAATTTTAAAAATTTGAATACTTTGTGTAATTTCATTTTGAAATATATGATTCAAATAAATTGTCGATCCAGAAACACTATCCACACGAATAACTTCTTCATAAGCTTTTGATGCTAGAACAAGCCTAATGTAATTGTCTTTCTCTAAACTTCCAGATACATCGGTTTCACAAACGATGAAATTTTGACCTCTCGAAATTGCTCCGAGACTATATCCTAAAAGAGAATCAGTATAATCTTCATTATACAAACTAAAAGTATCAACAGAAGGTTTTGTTCGATAACCCCCTCCGGATCCAGTAACTGTTACGAAAGATATTGGATAAACATTAAATGATTGATATGTCGATACTGTCTGAATTGTCTGGTTGTAGAAATCATTTATTGTAGGATGTAGGCTGTTGAGTGAAGAAACGGAACGGTTACTAACATTCATCGTTCTCTTATTCGTACCATCAACTAGAGTTAAGGCTGCTTTGGCCTCAGTTCCTAAGTTGCTATTTTCAAAACCACCTTTAAAATCAAAAATTACGGTGCCGGGATCAGTAGATTGATTTCTGAAACCATAACCACCATTCGTAACGAATATGTCGGTTACGCCACCAGATGTGGTTACACCTACATTAGCTACTGCACCAATTGGAGTATTTGCGGTAAGACTGAAACCACCAATAATTGAAACCGGATCACCCGGATAACCTGTAGTCGCATCATAGCCGTTGTAGAAAGAACCTCTATTTTTAGGATCAATTTTTAATTCAGAAAGAGAACCGATTAATCTTCCTGAAACAGTAACTGAATTTCCCTGTTCATCACGGTAAGTCGAAGTTAAAGTTTCGCCAGTCTGAAACAGTCTTTCAATATTTGAAATATAGGCTTCATAATAACTAATACCTAATTGCCTATCTACGGATTTAATTACCTTCTCGACAATCGCTGTAGCTTTTGTCGTTTGTCCTGTTAGCTTAGTGTTTTCAATATTAAAAATATTCGTATCGGTAGTGTCGATACGAAGTGCTAAAGGAAGAACCCATTTACCATCAGAAGCTTTTACAATATCTTCTTTTGGATAATAGATATCAATCTCTTCGTCATACAATGCACGAAATAGAAATTTTATTGCATCTTGAGTACCAGCAGCTTTATAAAATTGTGATACTAGTTTTAGAAATAATCTTTTATCTGTTAGAATTTCTTGGGGAAAATATGGAAGTAAATCTCTTCTTAGAATATCTAAGTAAGTTTCATTCGACAAATCAATATCACTTCCATATCGTAGATCGTCGATACCAACTGTAACGCCACCCTGAGTTTCCATCCACTCATAGTATTTTTCTAAGAAGGTTACAAACTTAGGATAATCTTCTCTGACAAATTGTGGTAACTGATTAGCTACCAATCCTGATATTAGTGCGTTTTCCATTAAATTACCACTGTTTTAACTACAATACTTGTTGGATCTTCTATATCTAATACTAGCATTTTATTTTGTTTTGATTGAATAATATTTGTCTTTGGACGAATGTGTACTTGAATATCTCCAAAGTCATTGTTTACATCTATTGGTTTGAAGTTTTGAATGTTAATTCTTCCCAATTGATAATCTATAATTCCAACAACACCATTATTGGTGTTTTGATTGATGATAATTTTAGTGCTTTGACTGCTGACTTCATCAGTTTTAAAGTAAGCGATTCTAAGTTGACCATATCTTCCTTGAAGAACGGCTGAAGCTTCGGCGAGTTGTCCGTCGCCGCCATTTACACGGACTGCCGCTGTTGTATATCCAACACCAGGCTTTGTCACAAGTATTTCCGAAAGCTTTCCATTAACTATTACAGCCGTTGCAGTAGCACCAACTCCATCTCCAATAATTTGTATTGTTGGAGTTGTGGTGTAACCGTATCCTGGATTGGTAATTGTTACGGATTCTAGACCCGTGTATGAAGAAGGTATCTCTTCAAAGAAACATTGACGGGCGATACCTTCCTCATCTAAAACAGTAAAATCGGGAGAAGAATAGAAGTTATCGTTTGTTGTGCCACGAACTAATTCAAATCCAAAGTCTAAAGTGTAACTGTCAGATATATTTAAAATAGGACGAAACTTCTTAGCTACGAATAGTGTCAATTCATTTGAAAGAATTGATCTATCATATGAGTCGATTAAACTTTCGACACTAGAAAATCTAAAGTAGCTATTGAATTGATTTAAATTAGTGGTGGTGTAATTTTCTACAATATCTCTAATACCTGCTTTTAGTTGAGATTCTGTGGTAGCTAATTTAGCTTTATCATAGTACGCATTGATTTGCAGTTTCAAGTAATTATAGTCCACATCAACGATTTCTGGAAGAACAGTTAAAATGCTCATTGGTTTTAATATGTTCTGCTTAACATAATCTTTTTCTGTCTGAGTGATCTCAAATCCTAATTTTGGTTTTGCAGCAACAAAAATCTTACCATAAACAGGAGGATCATTTTCTTCTCCTCCCCAAACATTCACTGCTTCAAATTGTGGATACTTTTGTTGTATTAATCTGATATAGTCATTCTTAGTAACTGCTCTGTTTTGTGCCAACAAACTTAATGGCGCACCGTATTTAATTTCATCTACGGTTTCTCTGATTGAACCTCCAGCACCTAGATCGGA